GTGCTGTAGACTTAGCACACGAAGTTATCATGGCCATTGATGAGTCAGAAAAGATCATGGAATTGACCTATAAAGATGAAGATACTTTGTGGGATAAACTCAACACTGTGGCACGTAACATCTACGGTGCTAGTGGTGTTAGCATGGATGCTAAAGTTAGTGCCCATTTAGACTATCTTCAAGAGCACTACGGCAACTATCCTATTTGTGTAGCCAAAACACAGAGCAGTTTCAGTGATGATCCCGCAAATAAAGAAGCCGCTACCAAGTGGCACACACTCACAGTACGTGAATTGAGATTGTGCTCAGGCGCAGAGTTTATTGTAGCAGTTTGTGGTAACATTATGACCTTACCAGGACTGCCAGAACGGCCCAACGCTGAACGTATTGATATCAATTCTAAGGGTAACATCGTAGGTTTAGATTAAATATTTTTGTAATACCTATCACACTTCCTATTGTCTAGCTCCTAGTGTGATAGCCTTAAAGCCCAAGTGGAAACATTTGGGCTTCTTTTTCTCTTGACTTTCAGGATTGAATACCATATACTAATAGTATGTTAAAGTTTACACACGTCGAAGACTACATCGAAATGCTAGCAGGCTATGATCCTGGATCTGGTGTTATTTTTAACTCTGGCAAGTATACATTTAGCCTGGCTCGGTATGATGTACAGATAGTTGAAAGCATGGCTGCCAGTACCTTATGGAGTAGTCAGGCTCTAACAGATCGTCAGGGCGAACTAGCAGTTAAGCTAGTGATAAAATACAAACGTCAGTTTGCCAAGTACGGTATAGATATCAGTCCTGTAGAAGAAAATCCACAGTGGAGATTTCCTCTACGAACCGTTGACCGTAGTCTACGTATCTGGCGCGAAGGTGATGATCTACTGGCCAAGTTTCCTTATAACAGTCAGTGGATTGAGGACTTTAGAAAACTTAAAGATTCAGCGCAGGGTCGCAGTCAATGGGATCCCGAAGCCAAACTGTGGCGTTTAGGCGTCACTGAGTATAATGTAAACTGGCTAGTGACCTGGGGACAAATGAACAAGTTTGAGATTGATTCTGATGTAGTAGATCTGTATACTAAAGTTATATCTGCTGAAAATCCTCGCTATGAGATTAAACTAGTTCAACAGGGTGAACAGTTGGCTATCACCAATGCCGCACCAAGTCTAGTAGAATACGTTGAAACTAAACTAGGCGGGTTTGGCAAGGATAATTTGGTTCGTTTGGCTGATGCTGCTGGTGTGTTAGGTTACTCAATTGACTCTGAGATAGAGCTCCCGGAACTGCTAAATTTGTTTGGCGATCAACGTATGATACATGTACCTAGTACAGAATCGGGTAGTTTAGATCTAATATTTGACTATGCTGAACTAGCAGATCGTTGGCCTGTATACATATACAATCCAGGTACAACCCAGCAAATAGATCTGAGCAGATTTTCAGACAGTGAAATAGTAAAGTTTGACCCTGCGGGTAAGACCAAAACACCTGACTACAACTTTTGGACTACCAAAGTAATCTATGTTAACAAGATACCTAAAGTGTGGCAGTGGCCAATACCATTGTTAGTCAGCACAGTAGAGATGATGTATGGAGGAGCTCGCATGGAGTGGATGACTCGTGCGGAAAAAATCATACACTATAGTTATATTCCTTTGAGAGAAAAAGACTAATGGCCACAGCCAGATTAATTATTAAAGATGAAGTTAATGTAAAGATTGAAGGCCTAGATCTACACGAACGCAAACACTTGACCAACAAGTTCAAGTATGAAATACCAGGCGCACGGTATCAACCCTCGGTCAGACTAGGTCGTTGGGATGGTAAAGTAGCATTCTTCCAATTGGGAGGCAGTACCTATGTAAATCTATTGCCTGAAATTATTCCTTACTTAGATGAACGTGGTTATGAAATTGTTTTAGATGATCTGCGTGAATACAACACACAGTATACCTTTGATCAAGTAACAGAAGCAACGTTCGCACACAAAGTTTGGCCAGCTAAACATCCTATGGCAGGTCAACCTGTGGTACTACGTGACTATCAAATTGAAATCATCAACCGGTTCTTAGAGAATCCACAGTGCTTACAAGAAGTAGCCACAGGCGCAGGTAAGACTTTAATCACAGCTGCACTAAGCTATAGCTGTGAAGCACATGGGCGCACTATTGTTATTGTGCCAAACAAAAGCCTAGTAACACAAACAGAAGCAGACTATGTTAACCTGGGCTTAGACGTAGGTGTGTACTTTGGTGATCGCAAAGAGTTTGGTCGTACACACACTATCTGTACTTGGCAAAGTCTAAACATCTTACTTAAAAATACCAAGGGTGGCGAAGCAGACATTACCATCGGTGAGTTCTTAGAAGGCGTTGTCTGTGTAATGGTAGACGAAGTACACATGGCCAAAGCAGATGCGCTGAAAACTCTGCTCACAGGTGTAATGTCACATGTACCAATTCGCTGGGGTCTAACTGGAACTATACCTAAAGAAATGTATGAACAGGTCAGCCTACTGTGTAGCCTGGGCCCTGTAGTGGGTAAACTTAGTGCCAGTGAACTTCAAGAGCAAGGTGTTTTGGCCAATTGTCATGTAAATATCTTACAGCTTATAGATCATGTAGAATACAAGGATTATCAAAGTGAACTACGCTATCTATTAGAAACTGAAGCCAGACTAGATTACTTTGCTGAACTAGTAGAGCGTATCAGAGAATCAGGTAACACACTTATTTTAGTTGACCGTATAGCACCAGGTCGACAGCTAGTAGAAAAAATTCGTGATGCTGTGTTTGTTAGTGGAGGAACTAAAGCAGATGACCGTAAAGAAACCTATGACGATGTGGCAACGAGTGAAGACAAAGTTATCGTGGCAACTTATGGTGTGGCGGCTGTTGGTATTAATATCCCCCGTATTTTTAATTTGGTTTTGGTGGAGCCTGGCAAGAGCTTTGTTAGGGTTATTCAAAGCATAGGGCGTGGTATTCGTAAGGCCGAAGACAAAGATTTTGTACAGATCTGGGATCTAACATCAACATGTAAGTTTGCCAAACGGCATCTTACAGCACGTAAGAAATTTTACACAGAAGCAAATTATCCGTATGTAGTCGAAAAAGTGGAGTGGAAATAATTGTATATCTTAACATTAGAAAATCAAGCATATGAAATGAATGAAATACCCGATGAGGTAGATGATCTAAGGTTCGCTATTCTAGACAATAGCGATCCAAAGAACCCAGACTACTTTTTCATTCCATTAATCTTCTTAGAGAGTTTTAACAGTCCAGCATTGGTACTTAACATTGGTGGCAACTTAGTCAAGATGCCTGTGGACTGGCAGATACTCATTGGTGAACCTGACTTTGGTGACCTAGAAGTTATACCATTGGCCAGTATCAATGATCGCGGATTCAGTGCCTACACTTTTAATCCGTTGGAAAGTTTCAAACCAGAATTTCAACCAATTGAAATTGTAGACATCTATCAAGATGTTCGTTGGTACTTTCCTAAACTCAAACCAGGACAGATGTTGGCGGTACCTATTTCGGACGGCACACGACCTATGTGTGCTTACTTTGTCAAAGACATTAGCCGTCAAAGTGAAGTAGTAGACTACGGTAAGATATGGTAACCAAACTTAATCCCAAGGTCATAACAGACGATATGATGTACGAAGGTTCAGACCTATCAGCGTCGTTTGTGCCCACCGCTGAAATTGATGCTTGGTCCAAAGAATATGAACAAGAAATGCGATCTGACTTGGAAAGAATAAAGGAAGATAAGATGTGGGGTGAAATTCGTCGCCTAGCCCTAACCAATCCCACTTTACAAGAAGCAATAGATCATGTTATAATGATATATAAGTTAAGCAAGGAATATAATGATGTTTAACCCACTACAATTCGCACCAAAGAAAAAGAAACCAGTGGATCCAAATGCGCCACCGCGCCCAAACCTACTGAGTCATGATAAAAAACTACGTGAACAAACAGAAGCAGTGGATAGACTACTGCGCATAGTAGAAAGACAACAGGACGAACTTGAAAGCCTACGCAGTAAATATCAGCAGATGCAGCAGAGCATTGATCAAATACTTAACCACTTACGTAAAGGTAGATAATGTCTCAGAATAATGATCCGTTGTACATTGGTAATGAAATGGCTGCCTACGATCGTAAGGATCGTCAGTACTATGATAAGTTTACTGATGAAGAGCGTAAGAAGTTCAGTACATATCTAATGTTACGCTATGGCGCTAGTGTAGCAGGATCCAGTGATCTACAGGCCTACTACCTAATGGCCACCAATGAACGTGTAAACAAGTACTTCTTTGATCTAAACAAGCATCCTAAACTACAGTGGTTAAGCTGTACCACAGTTAGTCCAGGCATGGGCAAACAGCATCACTACTGGCAACCAGCTAAAAAGAAAGACAGCAGTAACAATAAAATTATTAAGTTTTTAGAAGACTTATATCCCGAACTTAAAGATGATGAAATCGCACTATTGGCAGAAATAAATGATCGAAGAGATATTGAGGACTTGGCAAGAAAGCATGGATGGGACGACAAGTCAATCAAAGCCCAGTTTAAGTAGTTATAGCTGTAGGTACTGTGGCAAAGAATACCGCAAGGAATCAACTCTTGCGGCGCATCTGTGTGAAAGCAAACGTCGCTGGCAACAGGAAAAAGAAGTAGGTGTACAGTTTGGACTTCGGGCATACCTACGCTTCTATGAAATGACACAGGGCAGTGCCAAACTTAAATCATATAGCGACTTTGTTGAAAGTCCTTACTACAGTGCTTTTGTAAAGTTTGGACGTCATATACAAAGTGTACGTGCGGTCAATCCTCGTGCGTTTATAGATTGGGTAATTAAAGAAAACAAAAAACTTGATCACTGGACACATGAAAAGGTCTACTTAGAATACCTACACGCTTATTTGAAAAAAGAAGCAGTACAAGACGCACTAGAACGTGCGCTAATAACTATGCAGGAATACGCAGATGAAAATTCAGAGATTAAAGGCGGATTTAAAGACTATTTTCGATATGGTAATGGCAATCGTATTTGCTTTCACATTTCCACTGGTCGTATTAGTCCTTGGATTGTTTTTAATTGTGACAGCGGTGTTGAATTTCTTAGCAGTTTGGGTGAAGAACAGATTGCCATGATCATGCCGTGGATTGATCCCGACTTTTGGCAACGCAAGTTCTCAGATTATGTAGCAGACACAGAGTGGGTCAAGATGATATTAGGTGAGGCTGGTCTATGACAGATCGTGCGGCCGGAGAACTTGTACAACTACGCAGTGATGTGTTATACTTAATACGTGTAGTAGAAAAGTTGGAACAGAAAATTGTGAAACTTGAAGAAACTATCAATCAACAGGCTGAATTAAGCAAACAAGACCCTTTGGCAGGATTACACATTGAAAAACTTTAACAGTGATATTGACATAGACTTCGCTGATCGTGAACAGATTCTAGCTCTGCTGGACGTTACACCCAGCAGTATTATTCGCGATGGTAAGTTAGTTAAACATAACACAGGTGTACATCCTACAGCTATACCTGTAGATCCATTTACAGGCTATGCTAGTTTAGACTATAATGACGCAGAAGCTCGCGGCTATGTTAAGCTAGACTTTCTTAATGTCAATGTGTATAAGCAGGTGCGTGATGAAGCACACTTGGTTGAACTGATGCGTGAGCCAGACTGGACTCGACTGTATGATCCCGCAATATGTGCGCAGTTAATTCACGTAAACAATCACTATGACACTTTACTTAAAATGCTGGAGCCTGTGGATACTATTCCTAGATTGGCTATGTTCTTAGCGGTGATCCGTCCGGGTAAACGACACCTAATAGGACGTACTTGGAAAGAAGTCAGTGATACTGTTTGGGATAAAGTTGAGGGTGAATATTCATTTAAGAAAGCACACGCGATTGCCTATGCTCAATTGGTTGTAGTAAATCTTAACTTACTCTGCGAACCAGCGTTATCGAACGACGCTTAGATCTTTTGTTGGCCATTTCTTTTAAACTAACATAAGGACCATGCTGTATTACCACGTCCTTGCTGTTGAATGTTTTTAAACAGACTCTAAATTCAATCCAATCTTGTTTTAAGAATACATTAATAGGCACTAGTCTATTACTTTCCCACCACCATTGATCTGCTAGATCTAAGAAACGTTGTTTTTGATCTATGTTCTTTAGCAGGGCATAGTCATAGATTGTGGTTATAATCTCGTCAGCATTCTGTATTACACCAATGTATTCGTTGCCGCCGTAGGTAAGATAACTTAAAAACGGGTATTGATCTAATAAAAGTTTGACTGAGTTTTCCATTGATTTTTTGCTAAATAGTTAAAAGATGATCCCAAGATGCAGACTATCAACACATATTTATATCCTAACATTGTCCTAGCTCAATTTGTGGATCCCACCATCTTTACCACAAGGAATAGAATCGTGTATACACGTACAATTAAAATTTATCAAGGTATCGACAATCCTTTACAAGTACAGATAAAAAACCAAGATCAAAGAGCTATCAATACCACAGGCTACACAGTTCAGTTGGACATACAGGATCCAGAAATTCAAGGATCAGTAGAAAGTCTAGCAGTGACCATGGTTGATGCTACCAAAGGATTAGGCACAGTGACTATTCCACGTGATGTAGTCAATGCTCTTGATCAGCGTAGATATAAACTTAATATAAAACTTATCACCCAGTCAAATAACCAAGAACGTCCGCTGTATGTCGACGATAACTATGGTGTTATGGTAGACTTAGAGGTGTTACCGGGATGGTACGAATCTATGCCACTGACATTAGATTCTACAGAAGTAATTGATGGCGGAACGATTTAAATGACAATAACATATGATAAACAAGTCTTAATTAAACGTGGTAATACAGCAAGCATTAGCACCTATGTAGGCCCGTTGGGTGAGTTGGTTCTAGACACAGATACTAATTTAGTCTATGTACACGACGGGGTCACAGCAGGCGGTCATGCTGTGTCTGGCAACGTAACTATCGAAGGTACAACCTACAGTAACGTAAACGTAGCTGCTTACCTAAGCAGTCAGAACATTTCCAGTTACGGAAATACACAGGTAGCACAATACCTGTCTGTAAATCCACAACCTGGCACTTACAGTAATACCAACGTAGCCGCTTATCTAACCTTGGGCAGTTATGCTACCCAAAGCTATGTTGATGCTAAAATTTCTGCCAATGTTTCAGCATTGATTGACAGTGCGCCAGGCGCATTGGACACCTTAAATGAATTAGCCGCTGCCTTGGGAGACGATGCTAGTTTTAGTACTACCTTAACTAATTCTCTAGCTAATGTAAACTCAAACGTAAGTGCTCTACAGTCGCAGGTAGATAGTCTAACATCATACGCCAATGCCAACGTAGCCAGTTACTTAACTAGTTATAATGGCAACATAGCGGTCAATTACCTAACATTCCGAGATCAAAGCGAACAATACACTGCTTGGCCTGGTGCTGAATGGAGATCTAATCTTTCGTCGGATCTAACAGTGAAACCAAGTTGGATGTACTACTATCCGGGCGGTGACAAACTATTATACGATACATCATTTGGATTTGACACTCAGGGCATGTGGTTCGCTGGTAATGCTAACTATCCTGCTTATCCTATTAGAACAAACGTAGGTTTCCATCAAGATGACAAAGTAGAAGTTGTGGCTACTATACACTTTGAACACCAAGGTGACGATCAAAGTATTGCTATTTTTAACAGCAACGTGGATCCACAATTTAGTTACAGTACTAATTCTACCCGTATCGCATTTAGCAGTAACTTTGGTATACCGGTACTGTACGGTCGTACCACTGCTAATACTGCTCCAGGAAGTCCAGTATTTGCTGCCGGTAATTGGTACACTATAAAATTTGTCTATGATCCGCAGGCAACTCCATCGGTTACAGTGAGTTCTTACTCTGGTAATGCTGCTGTAGGTTCACCAATTGACGTACGATCAATTAGCGATAAACTGCCAGCAGGCATCTACACCGTAGGCTTTGATGGGGATCAAGATCAAATAGGGCAAAAAGCACACTTTACACACTTAACTATACGTACACTTAACGATACTGTAACAGACGACTTAGAAGTCACTGGTTACATCAATGGTAATTTAATTCCCAGTGCTAATGTAACTTATAGTTTAGGTAATGAGACTCACCAATGGAAAGATCTGTGGGTCAGTAACAATACCATTTACATTAACAGTGTACCTTTGAGTATCGACACTGGTGGTAACTTACTGGTAAACAATCAGCCAATTAGTGCTACCATTGACTACACAGCTATTACTAATGCTCCCACAGATATTGCTGACTTAACAGACATTGGCAACTTATTAGTAGGTACACCAGGACCACAAGGACCACAAGGCGATCCAGGACCGCAGGGCCCACAGGGTATACAAGGTAATGTTGGTGAACAAGGTCCACGCGGATTTACTGGTAATGTTGGTCCACAAGGTCCACAGGGTAATGTAGGTCCTCGAGGACTTCAGGGCGATCAGGGTATAAGCGTTACATTAATTGGTAGTGTAGAATTTTCAGCAAACTTACCAGGTACAGGAAATCCTGGAGAAGCATACATTGTAACCAGCTCGGGTAATTTATGGTTTTGGAACACGGGTACAATAAGTTGGAATGACATAGGTCCTATAGTTGGACCAAAAGGTGATCAAGGTGATCCGGGTCCGGCAGGGCCTACAGGTCCTCAAGGTGAACCAGGTCCGGAAGGTATCCAAGGTAATCCAGGACCACAGGGACAATCCGGCGCTGACGCACTATGGAATTTTTTAGGTGCCTATGATAACGGTGCTATGTACAACGAGGGTGACATTGTTACCTATCAAGGATCTACCTATAGAAGAAATGCGTTAGATCCTAGCGTAGTAGGATTTACGCCCACAAACACAACTTACTGGTCAGTCATAGCCGCAAAAGGTGATCAAGGTGAGCCCGGAGATGGTGGCAGTGGCCCTGAAGCAGACACACTAGATACTGTTACAACACAAGCATTACGACCAAGTTAGACGAAGGCAGTGGCACAAGAATTCAAAGTGTAAGACACTGGGACATACAAGGTGGAGAAGGCAATGAGCAGGTCATATGGCTTGATGCCGCTGAAACTCCAAAGTTAAACGAACTAGGAAGTTTTGGAGACATCACTGGGTGGACTGTAGAAGTCAGCGACGGAAACTCTGCTACTATAACAGCAACCAATCCAAGTGGATTCTTTAGTATTTCCACAGATGTTCCCTTAACAGGTTCAGGCTCACTGACATTTACCAGTCCTAATTACGCTGAACCAGCACCATTGCCCATAGACTTAACCATTGGCAACAGAACTTGGAATTTTGGTACCAACGGTCTTCTAACAGTTGCTGATGACATTAAGTTACCAGCAACTGGTAGGATTATCAAAGACTGCGACAACAGTGGTAGCACAACCAGTATGCGTTGGATCAACATTCCTACTAGGGATAATGAACAACTAATACAATTGATTCGTGTATATACCGGCGACCCGGCCGTTCCCGGCGATACCGACCGTGAAAGAGCATCACTTAGCGTTGAGTGGCAAGAAGACGAAAAGAGTGGTGTGTCCGTCACAGCATTTGATCGCACTGATGGCAGTAATGAATATAAGTGGACGTTTAGAGGTGACGGTGATCTAACAGTACCTGGCGATATACAATTTGCTGACGGTTCAGTGATAACAGATAACTTAGAGGCCACTGGCAACTTTGGTATTACTACGCCCGCCGATGTTGGCTTTATGCTCGACACCAATGCTGGCACTCATAGTTGGGTGTTTGGTACAAATGGCAACCTAACACTACCTCAAGGTGGGGACATACTGGACAGCGAAGGTGCGTCAGTGTTAGGTGGCGGCGACAACAGTTACACACCTGAAGATCCAGACAACTGGGATGACCCTACAGTAAATACTGTACAGGCAGCCCTAGACGAACTTGCGGCCAAGGTGGCAGCACTACAGAATTTTGAAATAGACGGCGGTAACGCATATACACCAGCGGCTGGTGAATTAATCATTGACGGAAACGGAGCATAACAAATGGCAAAAATTAAATTTAGAAGAGACACGGCTGCGGCCTGGACATCAGCGAATCCCATCCTAGCACAGGGTGAACCAGGATTCGAACACGATACTGCACAACTGCCTGGACTAGCCTGGGATACGCTAGCGGCGGTGCTGGAGACAGTCTCACATCAGATCATGATATCGCAGTCACCGTGGGCAACACAGAATATTTTGCCATAGTAAATCGTGCCAACAACAATGACGACGGTGTTAAATCGTCAGGTGTAGCCTACGACAGTGAGGGCAACATGATCACCCTACATGTCAGCGAAGTTGATATCAGTGCTACCAACGACAACAGCGAGTTAATCGATAGATTGATCATTTCAAAGTTCAATGATGTAGGTGTTCTACAATGGCAGACTCAGATCGTTGAAGATATTGACACAGAAAACGATCACGATCTACTGATAGACGCAGATGACAACATCATCGTAGCAGTCAGCAAGGACAATATCATACTTGTTAAAATTAGTGCTCAGGGTGAAATCTTATGGCAGGAAGAATATTCTGGTACAGTACTGGTTGATATCACAGATACTGTAACACTGACCAGCAACATAGTAGGAGAAACTACTTTTGAGGGTAACACAGTAGATGTAGTAACCCTACAGTATGATTACAGTTCTCCGTTCAACTGGCAATTACAGGAAACCACAGATGACATCACATGGACTACCATAGGAACTTCTGTGGGCAACAGTTATGACAGCAATGCCGATACCACACAGTTCTACTTCGCTGATGGTAGCATCACAGCGTTATTAGACGAAGATACTAAAAACTATAGACTCTATAGAGAAGCCGCTAACAGCAGTCTTGAAGTTACTGCTATTGCCCTGTCAGGCACAGACATCGTAGTGGCTGCTGAATACATAGAAAATACTGACAACTCGAGCAATCAAGGATTCTTGATGAAAGTCAATTCAACTGGCACGGTACAGTGGGCAAGAATATTCGCGGCAGAAGCATCGACTATTCCCTACGGTATGGATGTAGGTG